CGATAAGTTCGCTTTTCCCCTTATTAAGGAAGCAAGTGCTCCGTCCTTGTACATTGAGTGAAAATTTTGCAATGTCAAGTTCAGAGACGAGGGAGCCGTAAGGCACCATCATCAAATCCTTGCACCACTGGTACTTCTTGGAACCAATGAAAAGAAGTTTTGAGAACTCCTTTGGTAAACCAATTTCGGTAGGATACCCTCTCGAAGCCAAGTTCCTCCATTCGAGTGCGAAAACCTCGGGCATGTTACGTGAGGCATGTAATGCTCCCGTATATGCTCCGGTGATTTCGACTCCATGGTGGAATAGACGCTTTGCAAACTCGAACCCAATAGTAGAAATGTTATTGGTATAAGAGATGCCAAGCAGCTCCAAGGTTTTGATATACTTCCGATAGGCATGTTCATCAAAGATGACTATGTCATCCCCGAGTATCAAATATTTCTCTCGGGCTTGATCGCGTGATCCAAATGAGTACCACACGAGAGTGTGATGTACGAGTGCCATAAACGGCCATGATGACAACGCCCCCATGGGTTGTCCGGTCGCATACCGCACAGACTTTGGCATTGGTGTTCTACTGTCCCAATGAGACTTCACAGATGAAGATATGGTGAAATCCCTATTAAAGATTTTGAGCCACCTTGACCCAAGTCCGTCCGAGAAAGAGTCTTCCTCGTTAGGAAACATTAGGTTCCCTACAATCATGTAGAGGCCACTAGGGATTCGGTCGGAAGCGTTACTCAAATCTGAGAACCCGTAAAAACGGTGCCCAGAAATGTATAATTCTTTCGCCTTCCTTTGTACCTTTATATGATCATAAGTACAATCCTCTTCAATAGATTTGAGAACTGACATAAGTACCATATGTAAACCATTTAGTATGGACTGTGTTAAAGAATCAACTATTGCAAAGACCCGAGGTTTAAGTTTACCTGGTTCATGTTGTAAAGATACCTTTCCGACATGTAACTGGCGATTTGAATCTACCAAACACTTGTAGGGGTTTATCTTTTCGTTCATCCACGCGATGGAATCACCTTTAAAGAAGTGCTGACAAAAATTCACCAGACTTCCTTGCAGATCGTGGTATGCAATTGCTGCTCGATCCCAAGGGAAGGAATAGAAAGAGATCCCGTTTGGGCTGGACTTTAGACTTATCTGAAGTTTCGGTTCATTAAAGGACTTGATCCCGATACTTGGCGACAAATCAGCCTCTTGCCCGATTTCGGGTTTGGAACTAAAGAACTTGGTCCCAAGATCTTCTAAATCTTCCGCCGTAGTTTCCATTATGTCCTGAAATAGTGTTTTCGTTTCAGCCATATCTGGAACTTGCGGAGGGGTAGTTATTGAAGCTAGATTAGTGGTTGTTTTGACAGTAATCAGACGACGTGTGCTACAAAGTGTAAGTACATATCTTATTGAGTGGATGTTTTGATTAATAACACTGCTCTTAAGCCCGTGTCCTAACCATTTGGGCCACCCATCTGAGTCAATACCGATACTAATCTTCTCATATCCAGGCTGATGGTCAATCTCC